ACAAGGCCGGCGTCAACACTGAGGAAGTCCTCAGCGCCATGAAAAAGAGCGTCGGCGCACTGGCGAAGGAAGGCATCAGCGCGAGCGATGGGCTGGCTATGTACTACGAGCAGATCAAGAACGCAGGCACGGCCGCAGAGGCCGCAAGCATCGCGTCGGAGATCTTCGGCACCAAGGCCGGATCCACAATGGCCGCAGCGATCAGAGACGGCACTCTCGCCGTCGGAGATCTGACGGAAAGCCTGCTGGAGAACGGCGAAACTATCGCCGGCGCGGCCGAGGACACCTACGACTTCGCCGAGCGGCTCCAGATCATGAAGCAGGGCCTCGAGGTCGCCCTGAAGCCGATGGCAAACACCGTGTTCGACGGCCTCAACAAGTTCATGCCCGTGCTGCAAAAGCTCATGGAGCAGATCGTCCCGGTCATCAGCGACGCGGTCGAGGCTGCGGCGCCTTTTGTCGAGGAGTTCCTCATGGGAGCGGCTGACGCTCTCGAGGACGTGCTGCCGCTGATCTCTCAGCTCGCGGCTGATCTGCTGCCAATCCTGACGCAGCTCATGAGCACCCTGCTCCCGCCGCTGCTCAGTTTGGTGCAGACTCTACTCCCGCCGCTGATGCAGATCGTCGGGGCAATTTTGCCGCCAATCGCCAGCCTTCTGAGCACGATCCTCCCCATGATAACGCAGATCGTGAGCGCTGTGCTGCCGGTACTGGTGCAGATCATTTCCGCGCTGCTGCCGGTCATCACCCCGCTGCTGGAGGTCGCGCTTCAGATCGTCAACGACGTCATCATGCCGCTGCTGCCGCCTCTGATGCAGATCGTCCAAGCGCTGCTGCCGCCTCTCGTGTCTCTGCTCAACCTCGTTATGCCGATCCTGAGCCCTCTGCTGGCCCTGCTTCAGCCGATCGCCTCCGTGCTGGGGACGATCGCCGACGTCATCGCCAAGATCGTGAGCTTCGGCTCCGGCGTCATCAGTAAGATCGCCGGCCTGTTCGGCGGCGGGGGTGGCGGCGGGGGCGTCTCCGGCTTCGCAACCGGCGGCTTCACGAGCGGCCCGTCCATCGCGGGCGAGGATCCGCGATACCCTACCGAGGCTGTCATCAGCTTCAACCCTGCATACCGCAGCGAAAACCTCGAATACTGGGCCAAGGCCGGGCAAATGCTCGGCGCGTCCAACGAAAGCGACTACGAGCTGCTGAGCGGAGGCTCGAGCACGTCCGTGGTCTACGACCTGAGCGGGCTCTCCTTCTCCCCGCAGATCAAGATCGAAGGCGACACCGACGAGGACGCCCTGATCCGCAAGCTGCGCGAGCTGGAGCCCGAGTTCATTGACTTCGTTCTCGAAGCACTAAGCAGAAGGGAGGGCGGCACCTATGTCACAGCAGACAGTCGGCTTTATTGAGTACACCGCACAGGGCGGCGACACTTTTGACAGCATCGCGCTGGCTGCCTATAACGAGGAGCGCATGGCGAGCACCATCATCGCCGCCAACCCCGACCTCTGCGACGTCCTGATCTTCGAGGGCGGCGAGCTGGTACGGATCCCGATCGTCGAGACCGTAACCACACCCGACACGCTGCCCCCGTGGAGGAGGTGATCCATGTGAAAATCTTATACCAAGGCGTCGACATCTACCCCGACATCAGCGTCCACCGCTGCTATCACGATATGTACGCCGAGAAGCAGAGCGACGAGCTGCTGCTGAAACTGAACGACACCCGCCAACTGTGGGACACATGGAACCCCAAGAAGGGCGACACCATCGCCATCGAGGACGGAGCAGCCAAAACCGGCAAAATGTTCGTCGAGAGCGTCGTGCCCGAGTCCGGCATCGTGACCCTGCGGGCCTATTCCATGCCGCAATCCGTGAAAGACAAGCGGAGCAAGGCGTGGGAGAAGGTCAAGTTCCTGCAACTGGCGCAGGAGATCGCCGGCCGGCACGGCCTGACGCTCCAGACCTTCGGCATCACTGACCAGACCTATGACTACGTCGAGCAGAACAACCTCCCCGACTTCGCCTTCTTCCAGCAGCGCTGCACCCTCGAGGGTGCGGCGTTTCTGGTCTATGACGGCAAGCTGGTGGTCTACGACGAGGCATACATGGAAAGCCAGACACCGAGCGACACCATCACCATCACACCCGCCAGCGACTTCCAGTACCGGGACGAAGGCGCCAACGCCTACGGCTCGGCCGAAGTAGTCAACGGAGGACTGACCGGCACCTTCTCGGCGCCGGCTGGCGGCGACAAAGTGCTCCACAAGGTCATCCCGATCCGAATGAGCGACCAGTCAGAGGCCGACCGCTTCGCCCGCGGGCTCCTGCGGGACGCCAACAAAGCGGCGACGGTCGGCACCCTCTGGACGGGCTCGCTGCTGCGTAACTACGCAGCGGGCTCCGTGGTCACTCTGGCGACCGAGGGCGTGAAGTCGTGGGACGGCGCGGCCTTCATCAGCCGGATCCGTCACGACTACGTCAAGACCCGGAGCAAGCTGTACCTCCGCAGACCACTGGAGGGCTACTAATGAACAGCAACAACCAAATGATCCAAAAGGGCAAGATCTCCACAGTGGAGGGAGCTGCTGACCGCAACGGCGACAAGACCACGGCCAGAGTGCTCCCCTGCACCGCTGGCGGCATGGTCACGCGTCCACTCACGATCCCGTGGTGGCTGCGGGGTAAGATGGGAAACCTGAAGCCCGGCGACGAGGTCGCCTATGCCATGTTCGAGGACGGCACCGGCATCATCCTCTCCCGCATGGACGGGGAATGGGACGGCACTGTGCCCGGCAGCGTAAAGGTCGAAAAGGGCGACGTGACCGTGCCTGACGGCGACGTCACCGCCTCCGGCATCAGCCTCAAGACCCACACGCACGCCGGCGTCCACGGGGAGACCAGCGGCCCACATTAAGGAGGCGAGACGCACATGGCCATCATGGCGAAATGGGGCGGCAAGACGTGGGAAGTCTCCAGCCGAAAGATCGCAGCCCTGAACGGCATCTCGGCCGGCGTCGAGCTGGACACCGAGAACAGCGACGACAAGGCTGGATCCCCGGCCACCAAGACCAAGGCTCTGAAACTTCAGAGCCTCTCCTTCGACTTCGACGTCGCTATGGTAGCCGGCACCGACGTCCGCGGCGAGTATGAGTCATGGACTGAGCTCGTCGGCAACTACGCCCCGTTCTATCTGGCGGGCCGACGCTTCGGCCCTCCCAAGCTCCAGCTCACGGCCGTGAAGCTGAGCGACACCACGATCGACGACTTCGGCAGGATCCTGAAGGGCAAGATCTCCATCACCCTGACGGAATATGCCGAGGAGGCAAGCAGCAAGAAGGCGACCAGCTCCTCGAGCAGCTCGTCCGGCAGCAGCTCCTCCGGCACCAAAAAGGCCGCAGGAGTGGCAACCTACAAGGAGCTCGGCATCAGCTCCTCCGCTGCCTCGATCGGAGCGTCCAGCAGCGACAAGGCTGCGAGGAAACCCAACAACACACAACTGACCAAGTAAAGCGAGGTGATCCCATGAAAGCAAGCGGCAACGGCACGCCACAGACGTGCGTGCAGAACCTTCTCAAGACGACCCGCGGCGAGGTGCCCTATGAGCGCATCAAAGGGATCGACCGCTCGCTGATCGACCAACCGAGCGAAACGGCGGCCTCTGAGCTGGCTGCTGAGGTGGAGTTCGTAGTGGAAACCTACGAGCCCCGCGTGAAGCTCACCGACGTCGAGCTGGTAGCTCTGGCCGCTGAGGTGGGCGGCTTCGAGATCAACGCCAGCATCGACAACACCAACACATGAAGGAGGTGGACACCATGAGCGACGAGACCAACACCTACGGCGAGGACATCCACCTCACCACCATCGACTCAAGCACCATCTACACCGAGCTCATCACCGCTCTGGAAAAGGGCGCAGGTGAGCCACTGTACCCCGGCGACGAGCGCAGGATCTACGGGGAGGCCCTCGTGGCCGTGTTCGTCGCACTCTACAACAAACTCGACGACGTCGGCCGGCAGACCCTTCTCCGCTATGCACGCGGCGAAGTGCTGGACGCCATCGGCGAGCGGCTCGGCGTTAAGCGACTCGAGGGCGACACGGCCAAGACCGTCATGCGCTTCTCACTGAGCACGCCGAGAGAGACCAACATCATCATCCCGAAGTGGACGAAGGTCACGCCCGACGGCGAAAACTACTTCGCCACCGACGAGATCGCAGTCCTTCAGGCCGGCACCTACTCCGTGGAGATCCCCACGTCGGCGGTCGGCAACGGCGTCAAGTTCAACGGCTACGCAGCCGGCACGATCACGACGCTGGTCGACCTGATCCCGTACATCGAGAGCGTGACCAACCTGACCGAGACCGCAGGAGGCGACGACGGCGAGCCCTACACCGAGGCCGGCGACAACCGGCTGCGCGAGCGGATCAGGCTGGCCCCGGCCAAGAGATCCACGGCCGGCCCTGAGCTGGCCTACATCTACTGGGCCATGACAGCCGACAGCTCCATCATCGACGTCAAAGCGGTCAGCGAGACCGAGACCATCAGCAGGACGCTGACGGTCTACAACGGCCACGCCTTCAAAGGCGGCGCCACGCTGCTGATCGACACCCTGATCGTCAGGGCCCACGGCGAAAGCGCCGCGGCCGTGAAGGACGTCGACTACGCGATCGACTACACGGACGACCTACTCACCATCGAAGTCAAGGGCAGCCTCGCTGCTGCCGAGAGCATCGACATCGAGATCACACAAACCCTCGAGGGCTGCGTGAAGATCGTGCCGCTGCTGAAGGGCGGCAAGACGCCGGACAGCGCCATGCTGAGCAAGGTGCTGGAGGCGGTCAACGCAAAGGACACGCGCCCCATGACCGACAAGGTGCGGGCTGTGGCTCCGACTGCCGTGCCCTATGACATCGAGATCACCTACTACACCACGCCGGACACCGAGGCCGAGGTCGTGGCAAATGTGGAGGGATCTGACGGCGCGATCGTCCGCTTCAACGAGTGGCAGACCACAGCGCTCGGCCGCGACATCAACCCCGACAAGCTCAGGAGCCTGATCCTCTCCCCGAGGTGGGCCGAAGGACTCGAGGGCGCGATCCGCGTCGACGTGGTCAAGCCTGAGCACACCGCAGTCGCCGACACCGAGGTCGCAGCCTTCAGCGGCAGGCTGACGGTCAGCCACAAGAGCGTCACGGGGGTGGTCTGATGAAGCTGCAAGAAGCTGAGATCCTGAAACTGCTGCCAGCATGGATGAGGGACGACGGCAGCGTCAAGGGACTCGCTGAAGGCACCGACGAAGTCACCCGGGCTCTGGCTGCGAGGATCAAGCTCATGAGCAGGTGGAACCAGATCGACCAGCTCGACGAGCAGACCCTCGACGAGATGGCGTGGGAGCTGAACATCCAGTGGTATGACAGCACGGCCCCGATCGAGGCCAAGCGGGCCGTCATCCGCAACAGCGACCTCGTCTACTCCAAGCTCGGCACCCGCTACGCTGTGGAGCAGATCGTCCGGGACTATTTTCGCACCGGCGAGGTGCGCGAGTGGTATGAGTACGGCGGCGAGCCCCACCATTTCAAAGTCCTGAGCGACAACCCCGAGCTCGTCAACAATAACCTCGAGCTTTTCCTGAAGCTGCTCGGCGTCGTGAAGCGCCGCAGCTCGTGGCTCGACGCGATCCTGATCTGCCTCACCGGCGAAATGTTTCTTTCCTCCGGCATGGCTGTCCGGGAGCACTCCCGCGAGGAGCACGTCATGGGCTGCGACGAGATCTACCTCTACACCGGGGCAGTCGTCCACGATAACAACCGGGAGACCGTGACCATCGGCACCGGCGAGCTCATCGCAGAATAACGCAGAAAGGAGAAGCGCATGGCTGCATTTATCAACAACGACATCACGGCTGCCGGTCTGATCGTCCTCGCAAAGGGCGCAGCCGGCCAGAAAATCACCTACACCAAGATCGTCCTCGGCGACGGCTACCTCGAGGAGGGCCAGACGCCCCGCTCCCTCACCGGCGTGGTCAGCCCGAAGGCGGTCATTGACATCACCAAGCTGAAGGTCAACACCGACGGCACCGTGGCGGTCGGCGGCATCTTCACCAACGACCAGACGAGCGACGGCTTTTTCTACCGCGAGCTGGGCCTCTACGCAGAGGATCCCGACCCGGCCGTCGGCGAGGTGCTGTACTGCTACGGCAACTGCGGCGACCTCGCTGAGTGGATCCCGCCCACCGGCGGCGCCACCATCGTCGAGAAAACCATCGACATCGTCACCGCGATCGGCACAGCCACCAACGTCACCGCCTACATCCCGGCCGACGCCTACGCCACTAAGGAGGACTACGAGACCTACAAGGCCATCGCCCTCGCAGCGCAGGCCATCGCCAACGAGGCCATCGAGATCGCCCGGCAGGCCGTCCAGACGGCCAACGAAGCCAAGCAGGCCACGATCGACCTCAACAAGGCCGTGACGCAGAACACCAGCAAGATCCAGACCCTGTGGGACGCCGTTTTCAGCGAAATCACGAGCAACCCCTTCCAGATCACATTTGTGGATCTGTCTGGCATCACCCTGAGCTCCGGCATCTGGAACGCTACACTCCAGCGGCTCGAGTGCTAAGGCTGCCGGCAGAAATCACACGAAAGGAGGCTGCGAATGTATAGAGGCACCACACCGACCATCACCATCAACTGTGACATCGACGCCAGCGAGTTCGTGACCATGTGGGTGACTTTCCGCGTCCAGAAGCGGAGCACCTACGGCCAGCCGCAGGAAGTCGAGATCACCAAGCGCCTCGAGGACGAAGGCGTGGACGTCGACGGTCAGGTCATCAGCATCACCCTCACGCAGGCCGACACGCTGCTGCTCGGCTCGCTGGATCCCGAAACGGATCAGACCGTGGAGGTGCAGATCCGCGG